ATGCTGATATTGATGGAACATTAGAAGCAGATGCATATACAGTCAACGGCACAGCATTAGATACTCATATTGCAGGGGTTACAGTAACCAATGCAACCAATGCATCTATAGCAACTAATGTTACTGCTGCGGATGAATCGTCAGATACTACTTGCTTCCCCTTATTCGTAACGGCTGCAACTGGAAACTTACCACCAAAAACAGGAAGTAATTTAGCATTTAATTCATCAAACGGAACTTTAACTGCATCTATATTCAGTGGTTCTGGTGCATCATTAACTAATCTTCCAGGTGTCGCAACAGAATCAGATACTGCTGTTTCAACCACAAGTGCTACAACAGTTGCAACAGTTGATAAGACTGCATATCGTGCTGCATTTATAGAAGTAGTGATTGTACAAAGTTCTGCATATCAAGCAGGTAAATATGGATTAATACATGATGGCACAACTGCAACAATAGTTGAGGAATTTGCAATAGCAACAGGTTCAATGTTAGGAACCTTTACAGCAACCATAAGTGGTGATAATATGTTAATGCAAGTGAATATGGGAAGTTCATCTTCTGCAACAGTCACTGTTAAAGTCAATACTATTACGGTATAATATCGAAAAAAACTAAATAATAAGCGTATTGATATAATTTCCAATATGGGCCCAGCACAAATTGCTGCTTTAGATAACTGTGGTATTCAAGTCGAAGATGCCACTGGGGACATTAAGTTCCGTGAATTTGAATTCATCGATGTGATCAAACCTGAACCAATGAAGGTTCCACAATCACAAATTCATTACGAAGACCCATTAAAGGAAGCAACAAAACTTCCAGACTATAATAAAGTCGGAAATATAATCGACGTATATTTGGCATGGAGAGGAACAAACTACATGATAAAAATGTTTTTCCCTTCAGTCGTAAAACCATCACGCAGAGAAGTTCAGGATCAAGTGAGAAAAGTGTATCCTGGTGCTAAACTCTGGAACTATCAGATTTCAAGTCATGAACCTGGAGCACCTATCCTCCAAACAACAGGGGGACGATAAAACTAAAGAGTTAGAAAAGAAAGTAGAAGATTTAAAAAAAATACTAGACCTACAACAAAGAACTATAGAACACGACAGACAACATTTTGGACAACAGTATGAAATGATTTAATTATGAAAGTTGAAGACATCTATCTTGGTAATCCCAATCTAAAAAAAGCAAATGTTCCAGTTGAATTTACACAGGAACAACTTTTAGAATATGTGGCATGTAGGGAAGATCCTGTTTACTTTGCTAAACAGCATGTAAAGATTGTTACTCTTGACCACGGTTTAATGCCGTTTGAACCATATGATTTCCAAGAAGGTTTAATCAACAATTTCCATCAGAATAGATTTAACATTTGTAAGATGCCCAGACAGACGGGTAAGTCTACAACATGTATATCATATCTGTTGCATTATTTGCTTTTTAATGATAGTGTAAATATTGGTATTCTTGCTAACAAGGCGGCTACTGCTAGGGAACTATTAGGTCGTTTACAGACTGCATATGAAAATGTTCCCAAGTGGATGCAACAAGGTGTCTTGTCATGGAATAGAGGTTCACTGGAGTTAGAAAATGGTTCCAAAATCTTGGCTGCTTCGACTAGTGCCTCAGCTGTTCGAGGAATGTCATTCAATATCTTGTTTCTGGATGAGTTTGCATTCGTTCCAAATCATATTGCTGATTCGTTTTTTGCCTCTGTTTATCCTACTATTACTTCTGGTAAGAGCACGAAAGTCATAATGGTATCTACCCCTCACGGGATGAATCATTTCTATAGGTATTGGCACGACGCAGAAAGAGGGAAGAATGAATATATTGCAACGGAAGTTCATTGGTCTGAAGTTCCTGGAAGGGATGAGGTTTGGAAGAAGCAAACAATTTCCAACACATCTGAAGCACAGTTTAAAGTTGAGTTTGAGTGTGAGTTCCTTGGATCTGTTGATACTCTTATTGCACCTAGTAAATTACGAGCACTTGTTTATGAAAATCCAAAAACATCAAGTGCTGGATTGGATGTACATGAAGATCCAATAAAAAAACATGATTACGTAGTTACTGTAGACGTTGCACGGGGTGTTGAAAAAGATTACTCTGCTTTTGTTGTTGTAGATATTACAGAGTTTCCTCATAGGGTAGTAGCAAAGTATAGGAATAATGATATTAAACCTATGCTATTTCCTAATGTCATATATGATATAGCAAAGAGTTATAATGAAGCATTTATTCTTTGTGAAGTAAATGATGTTGGAGATCAGGTAGCAGCAATTATAAATTATGATTTAGAATATGAAAATCTTTTAATGTGTTCTATGAGAGGTAGAGCAGGTCAAGTTGTAGGTCAGGGATTCTCTGGTAAGAAGACACAACTTGGTGTTAAAATGTCCAAGACTGTAAAGAAGGTTGGTTCTCTTAACTTAAAGACTATCATTGAGTCTGATAAATTAACTTTCTGTGATTATGAAATATTAAGCGAGTTAACAACATTTATTCAAAAGAACAATTCATTTGAGGCAGAAGATGGATGTAATGATGACCTTGCAATGTGTCTTGTCATATATGCATGGCTAGTTGCACAGGATTATTTTAAAGAACTTACTGATCAAGATGTAAGAAAAAGATTATATGAAGAGCAGAAGAATCAGATTGAGCAAGATATGGCACCTTTCGGTTTTGTTACTGACGGAATGGACGATGAGAGTTTTGTCGATTCAGAGGGTGATAGATGGCATACAGACGAGTATGGAGACAAGGGTGGCGGTATGAACTACATGTGGGACTATATGTAAACATCGAAAACAATAAATATTTTCAGAAATACTGAGTATCGGAGTCTAAAGCATGGCGACACCTCAATTATCTCCTGGTGTATTAACGAGAGAGGTTGACCTTACCGTAGGAAGAGCTGAGAATGTACTGGATAACATAGGGGCGATTGCTGGTCCATTCAGCATCGGTCCTGTTGATGATCCAATTGATATTGCTACAGAAGAGGATCTAATCAACGTAATGGGTAAGCCGTTAGGAACGGATGCTCAATACGAGTACTGGATGACTGCAGCATCTTATCTTACCTATGGAGGAGTCTTAAAAGTTTGCCGCACTGACGGAACGAACTTAAACAACGCAAACGCAGGTGTTGGAATTGCATCTACGTCTGCTGGTAACTTAAAAATTAAGAATTACGATGATTACCAGAGCAACTGGAATACATCGACAGAATTTACTTATGCTGCAAAGAATCCAGGTTCTTGGGCAAATGGTTTAAAAGTCTGCTTCATTGACGACTTGGCAGATCAGACCCTAGGTATTACAACTTCAAGTCCAGGAGATTACGGTGCTATCGTTGGATATGCTGTAACTGCTGCACTATCGGATGTGGTTATACCTGGTGCTGGTAGCACTGCTGGATTCAGTGGATATCTGAAAGGAATTATAACTGGTGTATCAACGGATGCGACGAACAATCTTTCTACAGTTGATGTAAAGATTGTATCTAGAGTTTCTAGTGCAGGTACTGAAACTAAAATCGATTATAAGCAGTATACACAATACGCTTCATTCGATACTTCTGATGCTATTTGGTTTAAAAACAACGCTGGTATTAATACTGGTGCTCCAAACGCAGTAAATACCCCAATAACATTTACACCATCAGTTGCAGAAGATTGGTATGATAATCAGGTTCTAGGATTAGAGAATTCAGTAGTTTTCTGGAAGTCTCTTGCTCCAAGACCATCATCTAACAATTTTGTAACCAAGAGAAAGGGTAAGAACGACGGAATGCATCTTGCCGTTGTTGATGACTATGGTACTATCAGTGGAGTTCAAGGTGCTATCCTTGAGAAACACATTTCATTATCTAAAGCAGAAGATGCTATCTCTGAAGTAAATTCTCCACAAAAGGTTTACTACAAGCAGTATCTTGCAGATTTTTCAGACAATATCTACGCAGGATATAATGTATCTGCTGCCAAAGATACCTATTGGGGTACAGAACCAATTGCATCTGGTTTCGGAACTGCTTGTGTTCCTTATACAACTGCTCAAGGTTTATGGGGACAAAAGGCACAAGATTCTACATTCTCACTAATAGGAAACAAAACCTATAGTTTCGGTGGTGGTGTTGACTACGGTGCTGGAATTCCTGAAGTCGGACAGAATGGTGGCATGACTGCTACCCTAGGTGATCTGAAGACATCTTATGATTTGTTCAAGAACAAAGATGAGATTCAGGTTGATTACTTAATCATGGGGCCTGGTTTAGGTGCCAGAGACCTATCTCAAGCAAAAGCAAATAGTCTATTAGCAATTGCTGGAGACAGAAAAGATTGTGTTGCTACAATTGGTCCTCACAGACAAGACCTTGTTAGCGTAACAAACACAACTACACAGACTACTAATCTGATCACTTACTTCGCTCCTCTAGCATCTTCCTCTTACGGAATCTTTGATAGTGGATACAAGTACACCTACGACAGATTTAACAACGAATTTAGATACATACCAACCAATGGAGACATTGCTGGACTAATGTGTCGCACAAATGTCGTTGCATATCCTTGGTTCTCTCCTGCTGGTCAGCAAAGAGGTATCATAAACAATGCAATTAAACTTGCATACAACCCAACACAGGATCAAAGAGATCAACTGTATCCAAACAGAATTAACGCTGTTGTTACAAAACCTGGTACAGGAACACTTCTCTTTGGAGACAAAACCGCACTCGCATATGCATCAGCGTTTGACAGAATTAACGTTCGCCGTTTATTCTTGACGATTGAGCAAGCACTGCAGAAAGCTGCAGAAGCACAACTCTTTGAGTTAAATGATGAGTTAACGAGAGCAAACTTTAGAAACATTGTTGAACCTTATTTGAGAGATGTTGAAGCAAAACGTGGACTCTACGGATTCCTAGTTGTTTGCGACACAACAAATAACACTCCTGATATTATTGATAACAATGAATTTAGAGCAGACATCTATCTGAAACCTGCCAAGTCTATCAACTATGTAACTCTTACATTTGTTGCTACTAGAACTGGTGTTAGTTTCGATGAAGTTGCTGGTCGTGTTTAATTTCCATTAATTCATCTAAATAACTACTAGGAGGAGTACAGAATTATGGCATCAACAAAAGATAACAGAACGATTTCTGATTTTAAGGGAGCACTGATTGGTGGCGGTGCTCGCCCCAATCTGTTCGAGGTAGAACTCACAACTTTCCCTGCAGGAATTGGCTGGAATGCATCAGATTTTTCATATATGTGTAAAGCAGCAACATTACCTGCTTCAAACATAGCAAACATCGACATTCCATTCAGGGGTCGTATTTTTAAAGTTGCAGGAGACAGGACAATTGATCCTTGGACTGTTACAATCATTAACGATGAAAGTTTTAATTTAAGAAACGCATTTGAAGAGTGGGCAGATTTAATTGCCAAGTTAGAAAACAACTTGGGTGCAACTGATCCAAATGCTTATATGGTAAATGCTAAAGTTTATCAATTAGGTAGAGGTTCTTCACCAAGCAGTAAGTCCAACACTGGAACTGCAAATAGTGTTCTTAAAGAGTATGAATTTTTCAATATTTGGCCATCTGCTGTGGCGGCTATTGACGTATCTTACGATTCAACCGATACTATAGAAGAGTTTACTGTTGACTTCCAGGTCCAATCTTACAAGTTTAACGGGGCTGGCGGTTCTAACGGCTAACTAAATAGTACGTAAGGAAACTATAAATCATGGCAAAATTATTTGGGTTCTCAATAGAGGACTCCGAATCACTATCTCAAACTGCGGTATCTCCCATTCCTCAAAATAATGAGGATGGGAGTGACCATTATATGAGTAGTGGTTTTTTTGGTTCTTACGTTGATATCGAAGGTATCTACAGGACTGAATTTGATTTGATCAAAAGGTATCGTGAGATGGCACTTCATCCAGAAGCGGATAGTGCCATTGAAGATATTGTAAACGAAGCAATTGTATCAGATACAAATGATACACCAGTAGAAATTGAACTTTCTAACCTCAATGCTAGTGATGGTATTAAGGATAAGATTAGAAAGGAGTTCAGATATCTAATGGATATTATGGACTTTGATAAAAAAGCACATGAAATTTATAGGAATTGGTATATAGATGGAAGAATTTATTACCATAAGATAATTGATTTGAAGAAACCTGAAGAAGGTATTCAAGAGATGAGATACATTGACGCAATGAAAATGCGTCATGTTAGACAACAAAAGAAAAAGGATTCTGATAAGTATTCAATCTCAAACACTGGGGATAATCCAATGGATTATGAGTTCCCAGAGATTGAAGAGTATTTTATTTACAATCAAAAAGGCATTTACCCTACTGGTAATATTAATGCAAAGGGTCCAAGTCAAGGAGTTAAGATTGCAAAGGATGCAATTACCTATTGTACTTCTGGATTAGTAGATAGAAATAAGGGATCAACCCTTTCTTATCTTCACAAAGCAATTAAGTCTATCAATCAACTTCGAATGATTGAGGACAGTCTTGTTATATACAGGTTATCAAGAGCACCAGAAAGAAGAATATTCTATATTGACGTTGGTAATCTACCTAAAGTAAAGGCAGAACAATACCTTCGTGATGTTATGATGAGGTATCGTAACAAATTAGTATACGATGCAAACACTGGCGAGATTCGTGATGACAAAAAATACATGGCGATGCTTGAGGACTTCTGGCTTCCTAGGCGTGAGGGTGGAAGAGGAACCGAAATTACCACTCTTCCTGGCGGACAAAACTTGGGAGAAATCACGGATATTGAATATTTTAAAAAGAAACTCTATCGTTCGCTTAACGTCCCTCCCTCAAGAATGGATGGTGAAGGCGGATTTAACTTGGGGAGATCTTCTGAGATCTTAAGAGATGAACTTAAGTTTACTAAATTCGTAGGACGTTTAAGAAAGAGATTCTCTAGAATGTTCCATGATATGCTTAAGACTCAATTGATTCTTAAGAATATTGTTACTCCAGAAGACTGGGATATCATGAGTGATCATATTCAATATGATTTCTTATATGATAATCACTTCTCTGAACTCAAAGAAACAGAACTCTTTAACGAAAGAATTAATGTTGCTGCTACTGCAGAACCATATATTGGAAGGTATTATTCTCAAGATTATATAAGACGTAAGATACTTCGTCAGACTGATATTGAGATTAAGGAGCAGGATCAATTGATGAAACAAGAAATTGCGGATGGAATTGTTCCTGATCCAATGGCACCAGTTGATCCCGAAACAGGAATGCCTTTAGATGCTACGGGTGGAGATCCAAATGCTCCAATGATGGAACCAGATCTTGAAAGCGAAACTTTAGTTAAAGAAATGCCAAAAGGTGGAGAAATTTAATTGGAATTGAATCAGGACGAAAGGGGAAGACAATACCTTAAAGCAAATTTTGGTATTGATGATATTCGTTTAATGTATGATGCTCTTAATCATTTGTATGATAATTGGCCTGGTGGTCCACCAAGAGATCGCCGTGAACATGAACGTTTAGAGAAGATGAAAAGTATGTTTTATTCTATGCTGATGGAGTACACACTACACCAGCGATAGTATAATACATAAATATAAAAGGTTATTTAATTTTTAGCTATGGATGATGAATTAATGGACATGATGGTGGCCGATGATGGTGCATCACAAGTCAGTGATAAAATGAAAGATATTCTTTTTGCAAAGTCTGCAGAGAGAGTTGATGCTTATCGTCAAGAGGTAGCAAATAGTATATTTGGTAGTCCTGAAGTAGAAGTAGAAGATGAAATCGAAACCGAAGTAGAAGCAGAAGCAGATACAGAGGTAGGAGATGAAGTCGATACTGAAGAGGATGAAGAATAGTTTTATAAATAACTTACAAATGATCCAATAAGTATAGCATAATGGCACATAGAGCAGTTGGAGCAGGACAATCGATTGCGTTGGCGGGAGCCGCAGCAACTTCGAGTGCATTCAAAGTACAATCAAATGTAGTAAGAGTAGTTGCAAAAGGAGCTCCTGCTTTTGTTGCTATAGGTACAAATCCAGTTGCTACAACTTCTGACTACTATGTTCCTGCAGGGGGAACAGCAACACTGGGAATAACAAAAGCATCTCAAAGAGTTGTTAGTATTATTGTCGGGGCAGCAACAACCCTTGTTTGTCCAGAAGGAACACAAATGCCTTTTGTTGTTGGTGATAGAGTTACTATTCAAGATTCAAATGATAGTAATTATGAAACCAAGATTAGTAATGCAGAAGTGACTACTGTTTATCATTCATCTGGTAGGGATGGTTATTTCCAAACCAGAATTAAAGTGAGTGCTGATACTTCTGGAATTAGTACTGCATTCTCTGCGGAGAGTCATGCTACTCTTTATAGATCAAATAGTGTATCTGCCTTAACACCAGATGGTGCAACAGGTGGAGTTCTTTATGTTCAACAAGTCCAAACAACAGGGGATGCCTAAATGAAACTCATCAGAGAAGAAATTGAATCAGTTGAGTTCCTTGTCGAAAATAGAAACGGCAAGAAATCAATGTATATAGAGGGTATCTTTTTGCAAGGAAACCTTCAAAACCGTAATGGTAGAATGTATCCCATGGAAACTCTCCGTAAGGAAGTTGGACGTTACAATGAGAATCATATTCAATCAGGAAGAGCACTTGGAGAACTCGGTCATCCCGAAGGTCCAACTGTAAACCTTGATAGAGTTTCTCATAAAATCGTTTCTCTTAAGGAGAACGGTTCAAACTTTATTGGTAAGGCTAAGATTCTTGGCACACCAATGGGTAAGATTGCATCTTCACTTATTGAAGAAGGTGTTAAACTTGGCGTATCTTCAAGAGGTATTGGTTCATTGAAACCAACTCGTGAAGGAGTCAATGTTGTAGGTGATGACTTTATGTTATCAACTGCTGCAGATATCGTTGCCGATCCTTCTGCTCCTGATGCTTTCGTTGAAGGTATTATGGAAGGTAAGGACTGGGTATGGGATGGAGGAATTTTGCGTGAGAAGTTCGCAGAAAGAACCTATAAAACCATTAATACATTGGTTGATCAGAAACAATTAGATGAGAAAAAACTCAATCTTTTTAATGATTTCTTATCAAACTTGTAAAACTTCTAAATAAATATAGATTTTAACTACAAAAGTCGGAGAACGAACAAATGGCTCGTGGTCAAAAACAGGAAATGGACGAAGGTTTGATTGATGTTGCTTCTGGTGTAAGCAAGTCATCAACCGCAGTGAATGCCAATGCTAAAGCTGGTGAACCCATAGACACATCCCAAGGTAATTGGGAAGATTTGGGAGGTCCAACCCCTCAAAACTACAAATCTGATGATGATTCAGCAAAGCTGAAGACACCTGGGGGCAACCTTAAGCAGGTTTCTGATGTAGTTACGAATCGCAAAGGAAAAACTCTCAAACAAGGAGATGAAGCAGAAGTGACTGACGAACAAGAAGTAGTTGCTGAAGAGCCTACTACTGAAGAAGTAGTTGCTGAAGCAGAAAAAGAAGTTATCGAAGAGATTAACATCGAAGATGATGTTAATGCACTCCTAGGTGGCGAAGAACTCTCCGAAGAGTTTAGAGAGAAAGCAAAGCTTGTTTTCGAGACCGCACTTAATTCTAAAGTTTCTGAAGTTAAAGAAGCATTAGAAGTCAAGTACCAAGAGACCCTTGAAGAAAAGATCGCAGAAGAAAAAACTGCACTTTCTGAAAGAGTTGATAGTTATCTTGAGTACGTTGCCGATGAGTGGTTTACGGAAAATACCCTTGCCGTAGAGCAAGGACTAAAAACAGAATTGACCGAATCATTCCTATCTGGAATGAAAGGGCTCTTTGAAGAACATTATGTATCAATCCCTGATGAAAAATATGATGTACTTGAGAGCATGGTCGAAAAACTTGATGATATGGAGACGAAACTCAATGAGCAAATTGAGAAGAACGTTAGTTTAAACAGTAGACTCGGTGAGTCTGTTGCTAATGGTATTCTTGAATCTGTTTCTGATGGACTTGCTGCCACACAGAAAGAGAAGCTTGCATCACTTTCTGAAAGTGTAGAGTTTGAAAGTGAAGAATCTTATCGTGAAAAATTGGAGACTTTGAAGGAATCTTATTTCGCTTCAAAAGGCACTCCAACTTCTAGTTCTGAAACCCTTTCAGAAGGTGTCGATAGTGGAAGCGTAACACACGCTCCTGCAATGGATGCATATCTGAAATCTCTTTCAGCATTTAAGAAGTAATGATTACATTAATTCAAACAACACTTTTTATAGGTAAAACGTAATGTTTCAATCCGAAGCACTACAGGAAAAGTGGGCTCCACTTTTAAACTATGAAGGTCTTGACGAAATCAAAGACCCTCATCGTAAAGCGGTAACCGCCGTCCTGTTAGAAAACCAAGAAAAATTTTTAAGAGAAGAACAAGCATTCGGATCAGGTATCAACCTGATGGAATCACCTACTAACTCTGCAAACGCTGCAGGTGCTAGTGGTGGATTTGCTGGTGGCTCTGCTGCTGCTGGTCCTACTGCAGGTTTCGACCCAGTTCTTATCAGTCTAATCCGTCGTTCTATGCCAAACTTGGTCGCATATGACCTTGCTGGTGTACAACCAATGAGCGGCCCAACTGGACTGATCTTCGCAATGAGATCACGCTACACTAATCAGTCTGGAACAGAGACATTCTACAATGAAGTAGACTCTGCATTCTCTGGTCAGGATGCTGGTCGTGACGAGGAAAGCGGTTTCAGTGATGGAAACGCTGGTATGGGTACCACTGCACAAAGTGGAACTAACCCTGCTGTCCTCAACCCTGTTTCATCTGCAACAACTGCTGGCTACAATGTCGGTCAGGGTATGGTTACAGGTGACGCTGAAAATCTCAGTGGTACAGGAGCAGATGCCTTCGGTCAGATGGCATTTAGCATCGAGAAAGTAACAGTTACTGCTAAATCTCGTGCGTTAAAAGCAGAGTACAGTTTAGAACTTGCTCAAGACCTTAAAGCAATTCATGGTCTGAATGCTGAAGCGGAATTGGCAAACATTCTCTCAACAGAGATACTTGCTGAAATCAACCGTGAAGTTATCAGAACCATCTATAAGGTCGCTGAACAGGGTGCTGTACAAAACACCGCTACTGCTGGTGTGTTTGACCTAGATATCGACAGTAATGGTCGTTGGTCAGTTGAGAAGTTTAAGGGACTCTTATTCCAGATCGAGCGTGATGCTAACGCAATCGCACAAAGAACTCGTCGTGGAAAGGGTAACATCATCATGTGTTCTGCTGACGTTGCGTCTGCACTAACCATGGC